CCACCATGGGTTTTATACCAAGGTGGTTTAGCGTTCTGTCTTTCAGCAAAGTCTAAGTCACTGATAGCACCAGCCCACTGTGTTAGCTGACTACCCATATCTTGTAAGTCTTTCCCAACTGCAATACCCTTCTTAAGAGTATTAAATGCGGTTGTGGCTAGACCGATAGCCGTTACTGGATCTATCACTGTAGGAACCCCCTCTTCTAAGTCCACTACCTGTTTGTCTATCTGCATCACCTGATGATACATTAGCTAAAACAGCTAAACTTAGAATAAGGGGAAACTCCTTATTTAACCTCACTGTTCGTTGCCGTATACACGATTGTATATCTCTCCTCTTGATATACCTATATCGTGTAGTTCTTTATTAGACATATTCTTTAGAACCCAGTAGTCTGATCTACGCTGCTGATGATTCTGAATACGTGTTAGTAAGTTCTTAAACATTGCACTATCTCCTTTTATTGTGTGCGGAGATAGTTATACATAATTGTTAGCGCTGTAGTAGATATAAAATGTGCATACCCGCTATGCTAAGAAGTCTTGATACTACGTGTACCTGCTTGTGAAGGTTTATTAGATGCACCACAGGCTAGACCACCGTGAGCATAACCCATCTTCTTCTTAGCCATACCGCCACTCATCATACCCATAGATTTCATATTTGGTTTCTTAGCTACACCACCATACATATAGCCCATCTTCTTAGCTACCTCTGGTGCTTCTTTCTTTAGTGCTGCCATTCCAGCATTCATTTTCTTACCCATTACTTTCCCCTTTGAGACATTGCTTTTTTCTTTGCAGTAGCACTTAAGTCTTTCAAGTGATACAATCGTTTACTAGTCTTACCGTGTGTTTTACCAGAGTGTACTTCACCATTAGGCATCTTATGCATACCACCCTTATGTTCAGTACCATCCTTAAAGTAATGCTTTACACCCTTAGCCATTACGCATTCCTCTTTCTACCTGATGCAGTCACTGACCACTTAACTTTCTTAGGGCCAGTCTTCTTAGCGGCCTCTTTCTTACTGATCCTACTAGCTACAGATTTAGGTCTACAGGCAGGATAGCCCCGCTTCTCTCCAGAGGAACGACCACAAGGCTTACCAGTCTTGATGTCAGTCCACTCTTCACCGAACCACTGTCCTAGTCCACCCTTAGCCATATCAAGCTACCTTATTAGATTTACTACCAGAGTACTTACCACCCCTACGCTTATACTCTTTAGTAAGCCAAGCACTAGCATAAGCGCTGGGCCAGACTTTAAATTTCTTCTTAGCTGCGGCCTTAACTGAGGCATACAACTTCTTGTTTGTTGGTGTAGGTGATTTGCTCATATCAGGCCACTATAAAATCTACTATTTGTCCATCAGGCTTACGTAGCTTATTAGGATCAGGGTTGTATGCGTACATCTGATTAACTAACTTAAGATCCTCTACAGGTGTGTCAGGAGTTACCAGATTAGGTTGCTCTGGTTTAAACTCTTCATTATTTCTACTAGACCTGTCCTTGTCAGCCTTCTCAAAGACTATATTATCGTGAGTCTGAAAAGGCATACTAGGTAACGGAAAGTGAGATATCAGGGTCATTCTACTGTAGGTTCCTTAGTGCCAAACACTCTCTCATAGGTCATATCATTGCTGTACTCTTCAGCCCACCTATTCTCAGTAAAGGTAGCAAACTCTATAAGAGCCTCTAGGTCAATATCCATAGAGTTCATATACGTCTTTATATCTACAACGTCTTGCTGTAGTATCTCAATAGTGTGGGCCTGTTTAGATACCCACCATACAGCTGCTGCAAGTTGTACAGCCATAGCTACCACTAGAGCGACAGGAAGTTTAAGATCAGTCATACTACCACGCCTTACAAGACCAGTATCTTGCACTAAATTTATCTGTTGCAGTATCGCAGTTATGCCTAGCTCTGAAGCTCTTACGACGAGCAGGCTGGTCTTTCTTAATACTCATCTTGGGGTCACCAAAACGAACTACCTTAACTTGGTCACCCTTCTTAGCTAGTACAGCACTCTTCTTAGCTGCACCCGGAGTACGCTTAGGTTTATTGTAACCGGGATAAGTTTCACCCCGGTACTTTAGTCCACCACTAGGTAAACGTTCTACATCTTTAGTTGTAGCCATAGGATTACCTTTAACTTTTAACTTTTCTACCTGTTCTACGAGAACTAGAAGAAGTCATAGTCTTCTTAGCTGAACCTCTCTCTATTTGTTGCATCCTTGGTTCTGATATACCTTTAACCACAGAAGCTTTAAAAGCAGGTTCAAGTTTTTTCATAGTCCTATCAAAAGCGGTCTGAGTTATTTCACCATTTCCTAATTGCTTACGAAGCTTGGCTTTAAGAGCTTTTATATCTTTAAGTAACTGAGTCGCTTGTTTTTGATTACGATTCTTTGGTCTTGCTGTAGAATTATTTGCTGGCATTTTATATATCCTTACTATTTCTTACCTGCTTTACTATTACGAGGAAAACTACGATTCTTCTTTTTAGTCGTTACCCGTAGATTAGCCTTAGAGTTATCGTGAGGATTACCATTCTTATGGTCAACATCCTTACCATCACCCTTCTTAACTTTACCAGCTGCCTCTAACTTACGTCGAGCTTTCTTACGGGCAGCATTACGAGCTAACTCTCTAGGAGTACTCTGTAGTTGTCGCTCTCTCTTGTAGTCTCTACCTGCCATAGTCTCGCTCTCTGTCAGGGTCTAGCACTTCGTAGCGCTTTAGGTGACCCTCTAAATACATAGCTCTCTCAACGTGATCCAAAGAGTACCTCACACCAGTGTCAGCCTCAATAGCTGCCCTGACATAGAATACATCACTCTTAGGAATGTGAATCTTTTGCATAGTTTTACTATTGTTATCTACTAGAGCTTTATAGAACTCTTCAATAACATTATCACTTGCATACAGTTGTACGGACTTTTTCATATAAGTCAACACTTAATTTACTAGAACGACAGAAAAAAGGTATGTGTTAACTTTAGTTCAACTAAGAGGAAGAGGAGACACAAGAGGGAGTTAAACTTTAAAGTCTAACACATACCATTCAGTTCATACCTGTTTATTATGATTATTATTGTATGAACTAGTGTATAGTTTACTATATAGTTAAACTCTTGTCAAGTTATTTCTTTTATATAGTAGTAGATGGTAGAAGTTTACTATATAGTTTAACTATCTCCTGCTCCTGCTACGCAGTTATACTCAAGTAGACCCCCTCTGTCAAGCCCTAAATTTGCATACCTATACTAAATAGTTATACTAATGGCGAAATCGGATAGGTTTTCTAGTTTACAAAGCAAAAAACCCCGTGTGTGTATACGTATATATATACATTACCCAGTACCCCCATCTGGCCCTCGCCCAGTACCTCTTAGGTTGTGCCCAGTGCCTGTTTTTCTACTTCAGGTTGTGTTTTTAGAACAATTCTAAGTAAAATATGGCTCGCCTGCCTATTCTGCAGCGCTAATGTGTTGTTTTTGTTGCATAAATAAACTGTTTTAATAACAGTGACAGCCTAAAATATGGTCATAAAACCCTACCCCACAAGGCCAGTGCACGTAAAACGTGTAAGGGATGCACAAAACACAACGCAGGGTAGAGCTTATATAAGTATAATGTATCACCTGCCTATTCGAGTAGGTCAAACAAGGTTTATCAAAAAAGAATTCTTTTCTTTTCAACAGCTTATCAGATAATTAGTTTAACCATTAAACTATCGCATTGCAATCTTGGATCAAATAAATCAGATTAGTTATATCGAAAGGCGAATAGAAACAAACCGCAAGCATCGTAGATCTTCAAATTGTTTCAGTTTCACTTTTGACGGCTCGGTGAGATGCCCTAGCAAACTAGAAAGAACAGAACGAAAATTAAGACTTGACTACAAAACGAAAATAAACAAGACTGTTAAACATCTGAACCGCTGGTGGCATTGCCTTAATTCCACGTTCAACCGACCCTTGGATAGTCGGTGAAAAAGCCAAGAAACGGCGTAGCGGCCTGATTGCATAACGCTAAGAAGACAGACTAAAAATTAAGACTTGACTAACAAACGAAAATAAAACAGACTGAATACAAGATAAGCGCAACATAAAGACAAGCGCACAAGACAAGTTAGGATCACTTGAATATAAGTATGGGCTGTGGCGTCAAGTCACTAGAGCAGACTATCGCCAAAGGTTCCACTCTAACTCCCTTAGCAAATCAGTGTTGCATAAGCGTCCGTTGTGAAACGTGCGCCTATCTGTAGAGAGAGACTAGGGGCAATAGAGTGGTGGTTGCAAAAACAAACTAAAGCAGCGCCCGGGTTGACATTCTGGGCGTTGCACTCAAAAACTGTCTTGACTATATGATTGCTTTGATCGTATGCTCTAGAGAGTTTAACACAATGAGGTGACATAATGACCCAATACACTCGCAACATTCTGGCTTGCTTCAAACAAGCTACGCAAGATGAGATAGATCACGGTCTGACTTGGTATGCTGATGCTAAAGAATTGGCGCAAGAGATAGCAGACAAGTATGAGCTACCATTGCACATTGTTATAGGTGTAATAGCCGCCTTAAGCCCTACTAATGATTGGGCAATGAATGTGCGTAACGCTGACAAGATGTGCCGCATATTTACTGAGGGCGGTTATGTCGAAGACACTAAGCCAAGCACTTACCCTAAGATGCGAGACAAGGCTTGGTTTATTCTACAATCTATGCCGCACAATATGGAAGACGTTTCTTTCATACTCAATGGCCCTAAGATAACCGACTTTGCTAACTGTATTAATGGCAATGATGTATGCGTAATAGACGGTCACGCTTGGTGCATCGCTAACAAAGACAGACGCACAATGCAGAAAGTGCCTAACATAGGCAAGAAGCTTCGTGCTGAATTGCAAGAAGCATATCGTAGGGCTGGTAAAAAGCACGGTATGACAGCCTATGAGATGCAAGCTGCGACTTGGGTTGCTTGGAAGCGTATGCACAATGTGTAAGCTTACACCAGATCACGAAAAGGTTTTTCTTCACCTTGTAGCTATTGGCTACGTAAATGATGAAACTATAAAAAATTACTTGCCCCAAGTACAAGCTTGGTACTGGGGCTTGACAACCTCGACCAAATCGGTCTAACCTTAACTTATCTTAACTGTCTTAGAAAGGACATCACTATGTTTTACTGTATCGCTACTAAACCGCTTAATGACCGCACTAATGGTTTCCGCTTCAATGTTCTTGGCATCAAGGGCTTAACACGTAAGCGGATCAAGGCAAGTCGGGGTTTCAAGATTGAGGCTGGTAATTGTATGACTGCCTTGCACCTTGGCAAGCGTACTGTCTACTTTGAGCGTAAGCCTAATCGTGTATCAACACGGCGTGTACGTCACTTTGCAGGATAGGGGGAGTGGTTACCCCCTTAGAGCGAGGCTAGTTTATGTGGGTTGACTAGCCTTTGATCCCCTATAAATATATTCGAGAGTTAAAACTATTTAACTTTTACTATCCATAATCAATGGTAAAGAGATAGGCTTATCGTCTACAATTCGGATATGTTTATAGGGTACTTAAATTTTATATGTATGCTTGGGAGCAAATGCACTTGCTTTCCTGTGCATAGGACTAGAAACTACGGTTTCAAGCCAAGCATATTTATAAACTTTAAGAAAGGAAAGATGATGCAGAATATGATACACATTGTAAGTTTTAAACACTTCTTGCACATTGTAGAAGGGTTTAACCAGATGCAAATACCATTTAGTGCCAAAGTAAATGAAGATGGTACTTGCGAAATAACTTTAACTGGTGCACACTAAGTCATACAAAGGAGACACTACAATGACTAAGATAGACTTCAACAATATTGTTGTGCGTCATAACGGGCGCACTATATCTATCGCCCAACATTGGAGCCGTACAAGTGACGGTGATTTTCTAAACGCACAAGAGATAGCAGACGTTGGTGAATTGTATCACGAGGATTATGACCCTATCAGGTTTGATGATACTATTGATGGACTAATCAATGCACTGCAAGCAATCAAGAAGGATATAGAACTATGACATTCGACAAATCACACCTAAAACTCATCCGTCAATCTATGCAAGAAGCACTAGATCAGGCTGGCATTAAAGATGTAACTATCAAGGTTGGTAACTGTAGCTACTCTGGTGGTGAGGCAACCTACAAAGTAGAAGTCTTGCTGGATGGTGCAGAGACACAGAAACAATCATCCCTAACTCAGATGGCAAGTCTTATGGGGCTTGACACTAGCAAGATTGCAAAGATTAGTGGTCAGGCCGTAACTCTTATTGGCTACAATAGCAAAGCACGTAAGATGCCTTGGCAGGTCAGATCTCTGACTGGTCACGATCAGTGGAAGCTTACCGACGATCAGGCCAAGCGTATGTTTGGCAAGGTAGACGCCTAATGTGGTACGTTGCCACTATTGATAATCAGGGTTCACATCATAATCAGATGTGGACGCCTGATCGTGATAATGCACTTGACAGAGTAAGTGAATTAATAGATGCTGGGTACAAGGTAATAATAGAAGAGGAGATTTACAGTGAACGTCCTTAGTTTATTCGATGGTATGTCGTGCGGTCAAATCGCACTAAACCAACTCAATATCCCTGTAGAAAACTATTTCGCAGCTGAGATTGACAAGTTTGCAATCAAGGTAGCTACAGCTAACTTTCCTGATATGATCCAGCTTGGTGATGTCACTACTGTAGATCCAGACAAGTTACCTAAGATTGATCTACTAATCGGTGGCTCACCTTGTCAGGGCTTTAGCTTTGCTGGTAAACAACTTAACTTTGATGATCCTCGCAGTAAATTATTCTGGGAATATGTGCGGCTACTCAAGGCACTTAAGCCTAAGTATTTCTTGCTAGAGAACGTGCGTATGAAGAAAGAAAGTATGGACGTTATCACTGAGGCGCTGGGCGTAGATCCCGTACCTATCAACAGCAACCTTGTCTCTGCTCAGAACCGTTACCGTTTATACTGGACAAACATTCCTATGGATGGCTTGCCAGAAGACAAGGGTATCAAGCTTAAGGATATCCTAGAGAATGGTATCACTGATCGTGAGAAGTCGCACTGCCTTGATGCCCACTACTTCAAGGGTGGCAACCTTAAGACATACTTTGAGAAGCACCGTAGACAACTTGTATTCAGTGATGATGGTATGTGTCACGTTGGTGATGCTGGTATCAGTGACAAGTATGCCTACATCAATCGTGTGTATCATCCAGATGGTAAGGGGCCATCACTTGTAGCCTCTACTGGTGGTCACCTACAACCTAAAGTCTTAGAAGTGGCAGGTATGTCCGACACAAATGGCTGGGATCAGGAACGCAAAGTATACGATCCAGAAGGCATATCACCTACGCTTACTGGTCAACGTTCCAGCAACGTGCCTAAGATTAATAATGGTGAGAAGACTTGGCGCAAGCTTACTCCGCTAGAATGTGAGCGTCTACAAACTGTGCCAGAAGGCTACACTAATCACGTATCAAACACTCAGCGCTACCGTATGCTTGGCAATGGTTGGACTGTTGAGGTTGTTAAACATATTATGAAAGGGTTGAAATAATGGCTAAGATACTAGAAGTAACAAACAGTCAGCTAGAAACGCTGAAGATGGTGATTGAGAGTGATATATTCCTATCAGAACAGGACATACCTAACTACAAGGATGAAGATTCTTTAACGTACTACCTTGACCGTTGCCAAGTATACAATCAAATTTTAGAGGAGCTAACACAATGATGCAAAATATAGATATTTTTTTGGATAATATGAAACGTTTTACTCAAGAACATCAAAGCACTTGGGAAGAACGAAAGATACAAAAGCTTGAACAGCAAGTCGTTAGACTGAAAGAAAAACTTGAGGAGACTACACAATGAGACTACTACTTAACACAGAAGCCTATCCAGACTACACACAAGACCAGCTAGTAGAGTGGCTAGGTATCTTGCCGCACTGGGTAGCCGAATATGCCGCCGTTGAAGATGGTGACTTAGTAGAGCATATGACAGACTGCTATGGGTTTGGCAGCTTGTACAAGTTCAAGGGTGAGGTATTAGACAATGGCACCTATACCTATCCAGATGATGATGACCTTGAGCCTATCGCTAAGGTGAAGCTTAAGAAGGGTGATGTTTACTTTTACCCCTACGCTATGATTGCCTTACCTACCAAGGATGGTCACTATGTAACGAGGATGGACTGATGAATCACGTATACAGCGTAGAGTTTTATGATAAAGAGACAGATGAACTGGTGTGTTATTATAGCACCAGTAATCTGTTTAAAGCCCAACGTATGGAAAAAGCACCTTTACAAAATGCTTATGTTGAGGTTTATTCTACAGAAGATAGAAACTACAGAGTCCAAACATATATAAGGATGAACTAATGGAAAGCCAAGGTAACAAATATGTAATGCCCCTATCACAATACCACAGCAAACTGATGCAGGACATTGATGATGCAGAGTGGATGTCAGACTTTGAACGTGCTGACAGAATGGCAGATGAAGAGAAGCAGATACGTCAAGACATTGAGTCTGGCGCTCTATGGTATCCCTTGTTTTGATGTATATATTCCCTATATTCTTATGTATCGTATATGTCGCAGCTGGAATTATCTTTACTTACAGAAGCTGGAAGGAACTCAATGGCAAGAGATGAAGGAGAAAAGGATGACCCTTGTGATGACTGGAGTGATAGGCCCATACCTAAAACGATGCCTGATCGCACTCAGCGTCCTGTTAAACGTCCTACTAGGGGGCGCAAACAATCAGACTTTCAGCGCGAGAAACTACGAATGGCAAAAGCAAAAGAGATTTAATATAGTGTTCCTTATTGATCTTGTGATTGGTAAGGGCCACTGCCTAGAGTGTTGGGTGTACTGGAAAGTGAGGAAGAAATGGTAAAAGGGAATAGCAGATTATCTGAGGTAGTAGCCTTCTACTATGACACACCAAAGTTTCTAAAGCTACGCCCGGGAACTCAGAAAGATTACGAATACCAGATTGGCAAGGCTCTTACTACAGTGCTTAGAGATGGCAGAACTCTTGGTGATATACAGTTTGAGTCTATCAGGATAAAGCACATCACTGAGGCTTACAATCAGTGGTTACTGTCTGGTGTTCGTACAGCAAACATAAGAGCCACCTACCTGTCAGCGGTATGGGGTGTAGCCAAACAGTATGAGATTACTCGCTACACTAACCCTGTATCACTACTAGATCGACAGAAGGAGAAACCTAGAAAGGTTATGTGGACAGAGGAACACGTTATCAAGTTTCTTGATGTTGCATATAATGATTTTAAGTGGCGCAGCGTAGGCTTGATCGTTCAGATGGCTTACGAGTGGGCGCAACGTATAGGTGATATGAGACTACTAAAGTGGCAACACCTTGACTTGGATGCCCAGCGCCTTGACATAGAACAGAGTAAGCGTGGAGTTGATGTACACCTGCCTATCGGTGACAGTCTCAACAATATGCTAAAGATCCAGAAGGAAGCCTTTGGGTTTCAAGAATGGGTAGCACCTAAGCCCTATCCCCGGGCAGGTAAATTTGTAACTTATGAGAAAAGGGATATATCTATTGTTACCAATGATATACTCGCCACAGCTAATCTGCCAAGTGACCTATGCGCTATGGATTTACGCCGTACTGCTATCACAGAAATGGTTGAGGCAGGTGTTGACATAGCTGGTATTATGCAAGTGTCAGGCCATCAGAATCCTAGTAGCGTAAAGCCTTATATGGTAAACACACTGGCTGGTGCTACTACAGCCCTAGACAAGAGGAACAAAAACAAATGAGTAGGGTCAGGAGTGATGACTACAGGAAGTATGATGCAGAGAGAAAGAGAAAACATCAAGCTAAAGGTCAAGCTATAATAAGAAGACTTAAAACTATGAAAGGTTGTGCCGTGTGTGGTTACAAAGAACATCACGCAGCACTAGAGTTTAATCACATAGATCCCTCAACAAAATTATGTAATATAAGTCACGTAACACACTACGCAGTTTTTGGTAGGAACACTAAAAGTAAAAAGAAACTAAAGGATGAGTTATCTAAATGTGAAGTGTTATGTGCTATATGTCACAGGATAAAAACATTTGAAGGTCAACACTGGAAGGTAAATAAATGATTAAAGTAACTTACAAAGGTAGTATGGGTAGTGACCTTACAGTCTGTAACGCTGCGAGAGTTTCATTCGGTAAAGAAACTGAGTGGGATTACGAAGAGTCAGATGCTTACAGCTTTAAGCAACACCTTAAAAAGAAAGATGAGAAGCTTATACAATACCTAGCCAAGCACAAGCACATCAGCCCCTTTGGGCATTGCTTTGCCAGCTTTCACATCAAGGCACCAGTCTTTGTAGCTAGACAGCTAGTCAAGCATAAATTTCTACGTTGGAACGAAGTATCAAGACGATACGTAGATAGTGAGCCTGAGTTCTATATACCTAGATCTTGGCGAGGGCGTAGCGAAGATAAGAAGCAAGGTAGTACTGGCGAGTGGTATGATGACGATTTAGATTCATTATTTGAAAGTTGCCACAAAGTCTGTCTACACGACTACAAAGAGTTGCTTGATAAGGGTGTATGTCCAGAGCAAGCACGTATGGTACTGCCACAGTCTATGATGACTGAATGGTACTGGTCAGGTAGCTTGGATGCCTTTGCTGATATGTGTAAGCTTCGCTGTGCGCCTGACACACAAGCTGAGACTGCAGAGGTAGCTTGGGAGATTGATCGTGTAATGATTGCCTTGTTCCCTGTGTCTTGGAAAGCACTCGCATACGCATTAAGGGAGAACGGTTGATGAGAGGTAACATTAACGGTGCAATCAAGGCGTCAGCTATTGTAGCTTTACTTATAGCTGCGCCACCTGTGTTGATAGCTATGACGTATGACGAGTACCCAAAGTACTGTAAGCTATCAATCTTACTGCCTTGTATAGGAGTGAACGATGAGTGAAATAAAAGTAACAGACATAGAAGAACACGAGGATGGCAGTGCTACACTACAAGTAGAGTGTGATCCTAAAACATTCGCAGCTATCTTTAATGCAGGGTTTATAGCATTAGTAGAGGCT